TGCGCCTGCCGGACGGCGAATTGAAAGTGTATCCGGTGGCCGAAATGGAGGGCGTCTAAGAATGGATTTTGCGATGCTGGAAAAAAAGCTCAAGAACGCAAACGGGTCCGTGAAAAGCGTTACCATCCGGCATCTGGAACCGGGGCTTGTCCATTACGAATATTTGAACGACGGGAAGGGCGCGACCGTTTTGATTCAGCGACCCTTCTTGGATCGAATCCGGCAGTCGTTGGTGGGGAAACCCATCATCAACCGCGCCCACCGCGACATCGATCCAAACGCCTATAAGAATGGAGACGCGGACGGAATCATCATCCGGGCGTATAACGATCCGGGCGATGGGTGGGATTATGTCGAAGCGTTGGTGTGGGATCCAGCGACGTTGGACAACATCGAGCGCGGGTATTCGGCGTCGTGCCAGTACGCGGTGAACGAATGGACGGACGGCGGAACCTATCACAACATCGCCTATGAGCGGGAAGCTTTGAACGGAGAGTATGAACACATCGCTATTGTGCCGCAAGGCCGGTACGAAGGCGTGCGGATCCTGATGAACTCGAAAGATAAAGGAGGCACTATGAAGTTGAAATTCTGGAAGAAGGACGACAAAGAGAAGGCACAAAACGCGATGGAGATTGAATCTGAGAAGACGGTTTTAGAGCGGGAAGGGAAAGAAATTCCGCTAGAAGCGGCTCTCTCGGCCTATGAAGCCCAAGAGAAAGCCGTTGCCGATGCCGCGGCTTTGGCGAACGAAAAGCCGGTTTTAAAAGAAACGGACACCATCGAGTATAAGGGCAAACAGGTTGCGGTGTCAGTCCTGACTGCGGCCTACGAAGCCCAACTCAAAAATGAGTCTGAGGCGTCCATGAAAAAGGCGCACGAAGACGGCGACCACAAGGACAAGGATTTGGAAAATTGCCCGATGTGCAATAAGGCCAAGAACGAACACGACGAGAAGGAAGAGGCTAAAAAGAAGGCCGAGGACGCCGAAAAGGCAAAGAACGCGGCCATGAAAGCTGATAGGATCGACGAAGCCGGAACCCGGCGGCGCGATCCGGTTGATTTTGCCGCTCCGTTGTCGATGGAAGAAAAAGCGGAAAAAGGCCGAGAAATGTTCGGCTCAAAGAAAAAAGTGGCCGCGTAGCGCCATCCACCAAAAAAAAGGAGAGATAACCTATGTCTCAAACTCCACTCAATACCAACCAATTTGCCCTTGTCCCTATCCGGGGCATGGTGGATTGGACGATCTCACGTCGAGGAACGATCACCGCGCAAGTCAGCCCCAATGAAGCGGGGCCGATCTTGGCGGGTCAACCGGTCATCTTAGACAGCGCCGCCACGGGGCCGATGCCTCAAATCAAAGCGGCAGGGAATACCGATATCAAGGCATTCTATGTGGTCTTCAATTCCAAACAGGACAGTTACGCCACGGGCGATGTCTTGGAGATCACCGGGAACCTTGGCCCCGTCATGTATCTCACCGCCGACGCGACGATTGCGATGGGCGCGACGGTGGAAGACGTGATCGTTGACAGCGCGGTTCAAACCCTGGCAGGGTCGAAGCCTCGGGGCATTGCTCTTTTAAACGGTGTGACCGGGAACCTCGTTCCCATCATGCTTACCACCCCGTCCGTGCCAGCGTCGTAAGGCTCAGGACCCAAAGGAGAATAAAATGGATCAAAAGCCTTGGAAATTAACGAACGCTAACGGGGACGTGGACCCGACTCTTACCGGATATCAATACGCGATCCGTACCACCACGGCGTTGCGAGCAAAAACGATTCAACAGAAATTCTTCGAGATCGCCCCGGCGGATTATGTGCCGGTCATTCCCGGAGAAGGCGCCTGGATGCAAGAAATTCGATCCAACCTCGAGTACTCAATCAGCGGGGACTTTGAAGGCGGGATCATCAACACGGGCCAGAACCAATCGCAATTGGCTAACGTGGATGTGGCGATGAGCAACAAAAACGCCAAGATCAAAACCTGGGCCAAGGGATACGAATATAGCATCCCCGAGTTGGAACTGGCTTTGGCGTCTACCAATTGGGATGTCGTCGCTGGAAAGACCCGCGCCCTGAAAAAGAATTGGGATTTGGGTATCCAGAAGGTTACGTTCCTTGGGATGTTGACCGATACGCTGGTCCCCGGATTGCTGACGAATTCGGATATCACCATCGACACCACAACCATCCCTGCCAACCTCAGTAGCTTGAGCGCGGACGACTTCCAAACGTTTGTGGCCAATGTTCTGGCGGTGTATCGTCGGAACGCCAATTTCACGGCGTGGCCCAACCGTTTCGTGGTCCCGGAAGATGATTGGACGGGCCTTGCAACGGCAACCTCGGCGGGTTTCCCCATCGTCGATAAAATCACGTATATGGAAAACTTCTTCAAGAAGATCACCGGGCGTGCGGATTTCCGCATCATGCCTCTGGCCTATGGGAACGCCGCGCAAAATGCGGGGTTTGTCTCGGCCAATGGAAAGTTCCGATACGTGCTGTATAACGAAGACGCGGAAACGATGCGGATGGACATACCCGTACCGTTCCAGTTCATCAACCCGACGCCTCGGGCGATTTCGTTTGAAGGCGCGGGCGTGGGGCAGTTCACGGGGTTGGTGATTTATCGGCCTCGGGAAGTGATCTACTTCGATCATACGTAAGGGGGGAAAGGATATGGCGGAAAACGGGAAAGTCAGCATCTTCAATCGAGGGATACGGGCATATAACCTGGCGGGAGGAATCAGCATCCCGCCAGGAAAGACGGTGGAAGTGCCTGACGAATTGGTCCAGAAGTATGGATTGTTGGGCGCAAATGGGTACCGCGATTTAGTGGACGCGGCCACCATTTCACCGTCTCAAAAAAAGCGGGTGGGCGAATTGGAAGCGGAAAATAAGCGTCTCACCGATCTAGTGGCTTCGTTGCAACCCAAAGCGGAAGCCCCAGCGGAAGAGCCGAAAGTGGAGGCCCCGGTCACTAAACCAGCCTCCTCGAAGAGACGGTAAAAGCCAATGGCGGCCCCCGCCACCGTTACCGACTTTAAAAATCGGTTTCAGCGGGAATTCCATTACGGAACGACGGCGAATAAAGTAATGGACGCGGATATCACGAACGCGATCAACGACGCTCTACCGCTGTTTAATGCCAGCCTGTGGGCCTCTACAGAAGTGATGGGCGCGTTCCTTATGGCCGCGGCGCACTTCTTGGCCTTAAACATCCAGGCGGCGGGCGGATTGAGCGCGGACGCCAGCGCAAGCGGCGGGTTGGATAACGCGGGCGGCGCGCCCATCCAGAGCCGGACGGTGGGGCCGATTACCTTGAATTATGCCCTTCCCGAGTCGATCACCCGTAACCCCATCTTGGCGCAGTTCATGCGGACGGATTTCGGGTGTCGATACCTCCAGATGGCGTCTAGTCGGCTTGTGGGAAACATGGCGGTGGTGTCGGGGCCAAACGATACGGGCGCGCCGATAGGCCCCTAATGAGCGAACTCAAGTTCAACTTTGACCGTCTAAATAAAGTCGTCAAGGCCCTAAGCGGGCAGAAGTATGTAGTCAAGGTCGGAATTTTGGGGAATAAGGTTTCGCGGAAAAGCAACGTCTTGACAAACGCGGAGGTGGGATTGGTTCACGAATTCGGATCCGCCAGCCGAAAAATCCCGCCACGGTCGTTCCTTCGGATGCCGATTTATACGCAGGCGGAAAAAATCATCAAAGAAACGTCTGCGGGGGCCGAAAACGATATTGCCGAAGGGAGAATTGTCAGGGTGATGACCCGGCTGGGGGTGGCGGCGGAGAACGCGATCCAGGATGCTTTCGGGAGCGCAGGTTTTGGGAATTGGGCTCCCGATAAGCCAGCCACAGTGAGGCGGAAAGGGTCTGAAAGCCCCTTGATTGATACGGCGCAACTTCGGAAGTCCATTTCTTCAAAAGTCGAGGCGGTATGATCCCAAGAGTCTCAGACGCCTTATGGGGCATCCAGGGACAGATGAAATTTCGCCGGGTGACCAAAGACCCGGTCGATTTTCAGATGGAAGAGTTGACCTCCGACGCAACCACGTTTTTTGCGGTCATGGCCCCAATCCCGGAACAAAAGTTGCTGGTGAAACCCGAGGGCCAGCGGTCATGGATGTGGTGGTCGTTGTGGACGCGGACGGCATTGAACGTGGACGATATTGTGGTGGACGCGGCAAACGTGCGGTTTCGGGTTATGTCGGTCCATCAGTGGGGCGCGGCGGGCTTCCGGGAATACCAGTTGACAGAGAGCGCCAATGTCATTACGTGAACCCCTAAAAATCATCGGTGACATCTTGGTGGAAGAGTTGTCCTTGACGCCGGGGCATATTATGTTGGGCTTCGAGAAGTGGCCCATCCCTAAAGAAGGGCTCTATATCGCCCTGGCCTATTTGAATCCGATCAAGATCATCGCCAACAACAACTATTCAATCAGCAACGGGCCGAATCCAGACGACGGAATGACGGAAGTGCAAGAACTTGTGGCGCGGTATCTCATCCAAATCGACGCGATGAGTTTTGATAATAGCGCCCGGACCCGGAAAGAGGAGATCGCGCAGGCGTTGCATTCGGTGTTCTCTCAGCAACAGCAGGAGATTAACAGCGTGCATCTTGGACGGATCCCCCCCTTTTTCAATGACATGAGCAGTTTGGAAGAGACGGCGTTTTTGAAGCGGTATACCATCACGGTTTCTATGACGGCCCTCTCTCGGAAACAAAAGACGGTTTCGTATTACAGCGACTTTAAAGACCCGGAGGTAACGATAAATGCCTAGCCAAACGTTGGACCTTTCTAACGTCATCAATATTTCGATCTTAAGTACCAGCGCGGGGCTGGGGTTGCCGAATATTAATACCGCGGCGGTGTTCACGAAAGATGTGCCGTCGTGGAACACGGCGTTTAAAATTTACACGAACGCGACCGACGTGGCAACGGATTTTGGAAGCTCTTCTAACGCGGCTAAAATCGCCTCGGCGTTTTTCGCGCAACAACCCAATCCGTTAGGGACCAATGGATATTTGGTGTATATCACCCTTGCCAGCGGCGGCGCGGAATTCGTGGAGACGGCGATAGCGCGGACGTTGAACTCGGTCTATTATTTCGGGGTGTTGGTGGATCAAATCCTAACCGGGGCGCGGTTGGCGGCTTTGGCGACCTACATGCAGTCCATCGACAAGGTGTTGTTTTACGCCTCCGCAACCCAGGCGGATTATGCGCCCGGGGGGATGTTGGACCTGTTGCGGTCGGGCGGTGAAACCCATTCGCGGGGCCTGTACTATAGCGATGGGACGGCGATTGATACGCAACTTATGGCGTCGGCCTATGCGGGACGCGCCCTATCTACCGATTTCTCCGGGTCAAATACGACGCAGACGATGCATCTTAAAACGTTGGCGACGGTAGTGCCTGACCAGACGGTGGACCAGACAAACCTAGTGGCGGCCCAAACCGCCGGGGTGGATGTTTACGTGTCCATCGCGGGCGTGTCTGGATTGTTTACCAGCGGAAAGAACGCTTTCTTTGACGAAGTGTATAACGAGTTTTGGCTGAAATTCGCCCTCCAGACGTCCGGGTTTAATTTCCTGAAACAGACCAACACCAAAATTCCTCAGACGGAAACGGGGATGGAATCCCTCAAGAACGTCTACCGAAAGGTGTTGGACCAGGGAATTCGGAACGGGTTTATGGGGCCGGGGTCATGGACTTCCTCAACCGTCTTCGGGGATCCGGCCTCGTTAATTCGCAACATCGCGGATATCGGGTATTACGTCTTCTCTGCGCCCATCACTCAGCAGTTGGACGCCGACAGGCAAGCGCGTAAAGCCCCGGTAATTCAAATCGCGGCAAAGACGCAAGGCGCAATCCACAGTTCTAACGTCATCGTCAACGTCAATCTCTAAAGGAGAAAACCATGCCAGGAGCCGTTTCACTTACCGGGGCCGATACACTCTTGATTGACGGTCGGGTCATTAACGACCTTGCCGATCAAGACGCGGTGCATATTGTGTTCCCCAATGACCTTGCGACCGCCAAGGCGTCTAAAAACGGGAACACCATTTTCGCCAAGGACGAAAAGGGGCGGCAGTCGGAAGTGACGGTGCGGGTGCTATTGGGGTCATCCGACGACAAGTATCTCAATAGCCGTCTGGCGCAACAGAATCAAGATTTCTCCACGTTCCAATTATTGACTGCCATGTTTTCTAAACGTGTGGGCGACGGGCAGGGCGGAATGGCGACCAAGGTGCATAATTGCGCGAACGGGATTTTCAAGAAATTCCCGGAAGCAAAAACCAGCGCGGAAGGTGACGCCGACCAGAGCGTGGCGGTCTATACGTTGGCCTTCGCCAGCACTTCGGAGTCGATCCAATAATGGGGTCGCAAGAGTTTGAAATGCCCAGCGGGGCTAAGTTGGTGGTGACGCTGGCCCCTTTCACGGACTCGCTGGCCTTACACAAAACCCTCATCCGGGCGGCACGGGATTTGCCGATCACCCCGGACGTGTTGCAAATGGACGTGGCGGCATTGAAAGATGTCTTGATCGAGGCGACCACGTCTCAGGACGTGGAAAAGGCGCTGTTTAAGTGCTTCGAGCGGTGCGTCTATAACAACATGAAGGTTCGGCCCGATCTTTTTGACGATCCGACGGTGGGGGAAACGGCCCGGGAGGATTATTACTCTATCGCGTGGGCGGTGGTAAAGGTGAATTGCGCCCCTTTTGTCAAGCGGATTTCTTCGTGGTTGAAGACGGCCTTCAGCAAAAGGCCGGTCGTCTCCCCCGCGTCACCGTCCGTCTAGACGACGGGTTGATGATCGCGCTGAAGTTGGCGCGGGCGGGGTATGGGGGCGGCGATCCGATGCGGATCATGGAATGGCCCGCGGATATCGTTGTAGCGGCGTTGCAGTATGAGAAGTTCCGGGGCGATTATGAGCAAGCCTATTTGAACCTGAATTACCCGGGGGATAAATGAACATCGGAGAGCTTTTCGTCACCCTTGGCGTCAATACCGAGACGATGAAGGTGAAAGAGTTCACCCGGGCCATTGGGGAACTTCCGGTGCAGGTGTTAGGGGCGATTGCGGCGTTGGCGGGCATTGAATTTGAAATGTCCAAACTAGCCGGGGAAGCGATGAACGCGGCCGTAGGATTTGAAGCGTTCGGTTCCCAAACCGGGTTGTCGTGGCGGGAACTTCAACGGTGGCAAATTGTGGCGGTCCAGGCGAATGTCTCCGCCGAG